CAATACCGTCTAGTTTAGTATGGTCAGCATCAGTAAATGCGTTAGTGTCTGCATTGTTTTCATACGCTGTCTTTATCTCTGCATCAGTTTGGTCTGCAGTTGCACTAGCTTCTATACCACTTAGCTTAGTCTTCTCAGCGTCTGTAAAAGCATTAGTATCTGCTTCAGCTTCATACGCTGTCTTTATTTCTGCACCTGTCTGGTCTGCGGTTGCGCTATCTTCAATACCATTTAACTTAGTATGGTCAGCATTAGTAAAATCGTTTGTTGTTAAACCACCATCACCTACTGTGTACGTTGTGTTAGTACTGTCAATAGTGAAGTTAGGATATGTACCTGTTATTGAAGTAGCACCTGTACCTGTCAAGGCTACTGTTTGGTCTGGTGAACTATTTGTAATAGTACCATTACTCGCTATAGAGATACCAGTTCCTCCTGTGAGGACACCAGTAACATTAGCGGCTGTTACGCTTGCGTCTGAACCATCAGCACCGCGTAAATCACTTGTAGAAAAACCTAAGCCATCATTAGATGTAAATGTAACGACACCCGTAGAGGCGTTGTAAGAACCTGCTGTAAAACCTGTACCGTTTGTACCGTTAGTTCCATTAGTACCGTTAGTTCCATTAGTACCGTTAGTACCATTTGTTCCATTAGTACCATCAGCACCGTCTGCTCCATCAGCACCGTCTGCTCCATCAGCACCCGCAGGACCTGTTGCCCCTGTTGCTCCTGTAGCACCAGTTGCTCCTGTAGCACCTTGAGAAGCGTTATAGATTACTTCGGTATCTGCCGCGCCTGTGGCGGCTGTAAGAGTTAATATGGAGTTTGCAGAGGCTTGTGCAGAGGTAGCTGATGCTTCAGCGGCTTGCGCTTGAGCAGTAACTTCCTGTAGAAAGGAATTGTCCGAGGATTCTCCCGAACCACCTACACCTCTAAATATAGCCATGCAAAATTCCTGTAAAAAAAGAAAAGGGAAAGGGACTCCCGAATGGAAGCCCCTTAAGTACTACTAAGCGTTTACAGCGATGTTGAATGCGGCATCTGGACGTAGAACAGCAGTACCATACAAAGTGTCAGCAGTGTATAGAGTAGACAGGAAATCCTGCTTGTACTGAGTCTGTGAACGAACACCCATTTGCTCCGCAAGAACCATAGAGTCTTTGTGGAACAACATAGCTTGTTTAACGTCACCACCTGCACTGTTATCACCCGCAGTTTCAATGATAGGACAGTTAGAAGAAACAAAGATGTCGATACCGTATAAGTTACCGATTTGACCGTTGTTTACAACTTTACCGTCTACAAAGTCACTTGACGAATAACGGTCAATGCCCATGATAGCGTTACGGATTGATGGCGGTACTACAAGACAACGATTGTCCATAGGTACGTCAGCATCATCCATTTTTTGAATCAAAGCACGGAAACCCGCATCGTTGAATACGTCACCTGCGGCAACTGAGTCTACAGCATAAGCCTCAACACCAGTACCACCTGCAAAGTTATAAGTACCAGTACCAACGTAATCACCACCGTTGTCACCGAAAGACTTACCTAGTTCAAACAAGCTAGTGTCTACTTGCTTAGCTAGAGCGTAACCTGCGTCACCAGTGTAGAACTGACGAAGTGAAGACAATGATTGAGTCTCAGTGATGTCTTCAATTAGACGCGAGTACTCAAAGTGCTTGTCTAATGCGATTTGTACTTCGCCTTCAGTAGCGTTCTGTACAGTAACAGCAGTGCCTTCCGCTTTAGCGTGAGCATCACCACGAACAGGCTTAGGAATGTGAAGAGTATCGCCTTTCTTGCCAGTCATAGATAGTTTCTTGACTAGGTTAGCTAGTACAAGGTTAGATTGATAAGCCGCAACAACTTCATCACTCCAGATTTCTGGGATGAAAGTAGCCGCGCTAGTGTTGTCTACGAAACCGCCATTTGCGGGATAAGTTGAATCAGTCATTTTAATACTTCCTATATAATAATATTAGTTTCGTACCCTCCCCTCTGAATATGCTTGCATAATCTCATTTGACAATGCTTGGTATCTATCGGGGTCAGTACGCATTAGTTTAATAATGTCTGCGCGTCTATAGACCTTCTTGCCTCGCTGTTCACCGCTACCACGGGCATTACCTGTGGATGCGGATTTAACTGCTTGCTTGCGTTGCTGTTTCTCATTAGCGGCAGTTTGAGTGACAACCTGTTGACGTTCCTTCCATAGGGAAAATAACTCGTCAGCGGCATCATAATCATACTGTTGGTCTGCCTGTACAAAAAGCTGTTGTCTAATCTTAGAACCCTTAATCCATTCAGCAAACTTCTCATCCTGCAAAATTCCCTGCATCTCAGGGTGTTTGGTTTGCAGTTTGTTCATCGCTGTAGATTGACGATATTGGTTGCTGATGTGTTCAGCTTCCTTTATCTTAGGGTGATTATTAATCGCTCTTTCGACTGCCTTGTCGGGGTCTGAGAAAAAGTCTACTTCTTCGTCAGCATTTGTTGCTTGTGTTTCTTGGGTTGAGAGTTGTGTCTGGATGTAGTCATCTACAACCTTCCGCAAGTCACCTACTTCAGAACTTTGTTTACCTAAGAGTTTTTCAGCCTCTTGGTGCATCCTTACTATCTCGGCTGTTGACTTCCCTTGATACTTCTCAGGTATGTCTGATTCAGGTTGTTCAAGAGTTTCCTCTGGTTGAGGGTCTTGTGCTACTTGGTTATCGATGTTATTCTCTTCTACGTCTTCCGTGGGACGCTCTTCTAATAGTCTTGCCATTATTAAACTCCGTGATTCATATCATTATGGAGGTGTATTAAGTGTAAGGGTTCTATGGTCAAGAGTTGTCCTTACGTTATAATGCTACGCCTTTGTTGCCTTCATGTGTGACTCTCTCTTCTTAACCCACTTCCGTGTTTCCTTCCAAGAGTCGCCACCGTTGATTGTAACAGGTGTAACTATTTTTCTAGCTATCAACGAACAATCTGGACATTGTACTTCGGTTGTCTCTGAATCTACAAACTTTTCATTGACGTGTCCGTTGTCGCATTTGAAGTCAAACATAAACCTCATTAGTCTATTTCTACTTCTTCTTCTTCATCTTGCTCTTGTTTAGCTGTTTCTATCTGTGCTTCTAGGTTCAGCATATTAGCCATGACTACAAGTTGTCCCTTACGAAAGTAAAGGTCTTTGTCATCTTGACAGGCTTCTACTGAATTGACGTTCTCAGCACTTCCCTTCATGTCCTGCATTAAGTTCTTCCATCCGTCTGAACGGAACATCTCTTCAAAGGAACGATAGTACTTCTCTAGTTCTACATCAGTCATTTACTGTTTCTCCTTAATGGACAGTCTTTATTGTTAATTTAAATAATATACTTAAGTATACTATAGGAATATTATACCATATTTTACTAAGAATGTCAAGCTATTTCTTAGGCTTTTTCTTAACTGCTGTTTTCTTCTTCTTAGGTGGTCTTCCAACTTTACTACCGTATGTACCTTTACCGTATGGCATGATTATCTCCTCTTTACCATTTGACTTTATCAGCCCAGTATGCGGCTGACATCTTGCCTTTAGCTATGTTCTTACCGTGTCTAGCCTTAAAGGACTTGCGTTTAGCTTTCATCTTATCGGATTCACCTGACTTAGGTTTACCCGCGGTCTTTGCGCCCTGCTCACCAAAACGTATAGTCTTAACCTTGTCACCTTCCTTTGCTACTACTACATGAGACTTAGTAGGGTGCTTTGGTGTACGCTTTGGTTTGTTGTAGCCAGAGACTCCTGCTCTAGCTAGTCTTGGGTCTGGTTTTTTTGCGGGCATTAGGCTTCTCCTTGCGGGATTCCTTGAGGTCTTGGACCTCTGCTTCCAATTCCGCTAGTCTCTTGAATGTTTGGCTGAAGGCTTGGTTGACTTGCTCTATTGCTTCGTTGAACTTGTGCTGTGTCAGCATTAGGTTTTCCTTGTTTTTCTTTAACGGCTACTTCACGTTCTTTTAGTAACTGCTCTGATATTTTAAGACGCTTCTGGAACTCTTTGTCATCCGCATCTCCCTCTTTGATATTGGTCGTAATTGCTTTGATACGGTCAATCTCAAGTTCCTGTGGTACTGCCTGAGCCTCTGCCGCAAGTTTCTGTGCGCGAGCCTGTGACTCTGTAGCCTGACCTTGTAATGCCGCAGTCTGTGACTGTTGAAATGCCATCTGAGCCTGTTGCATAGCTTGTTGTGCTTGCTGTGCTTGTGGGTTAGGCTGATTAGCTTGTTGTAAAGACATAATAAGTTCTTCACGGTTGGACAAGTTCATGTTGTCTACAATGGACATAATC